TCGGCAAGACCGCATACCTTTATCAACGACAGTGCCTATGTTCGTCTTGGTTGGGCTGACAAACTTAAGAATAAACTTAAGTATTACTCTTTAGCTTTAATAACACAATATAGTTATTAAAGCTAAAGAGTAATACTTAAGTATATTCTTAAGTTTGTCAGCCCAACCAAGACGAACATAGGCACTGTCGTTGATAAAGGTATGCGGTCTTGCCGATGGACTGATTATTTTTACTTTTTGTGGGAAAACTGTGTAAGAATCTGTGTCGCATGACGCATGGTAGTGTTAATATAGACGTAAGATTAATACGATCTGGACTACCCACTTAAGATTCACCTCTTTATTCTTTTTTGTCGTTCAGAGCGCATAGCGCGACAGCCCTACGGGCCTACAAGGAGCGAAGCGACGATGGCCTACGAGAAACTACCCTACAGCAAAAATGTTGAGAACCACATCCTTGAGTGTATTCAGGGTGGGGTAGGCATTCGTGACATGATCGCTAGTATGCAGCACTTGCAACATGCTCCTAAGTCTCTTTCCACTCTCTACAAGATTTACGGTGACTTCATTCATCGTGAGCGGGCTAAGATCAATGGTATGGTTGGTAAGAAAGTTATCGACCAAGCCCTAGAGGGTGACTTTAAGTCCCAAGAACTGTTCCTTCGCTCTAAGGGTGGATGGTCTCCAACCAATACTGTCGTTGAGGCAGAACAGGAGATCGACCCTGACCTTGATGAGAATGCCATTGACTCTCTGATGAACCTTCTAGGTATAAATGATGATGAAGACCCGACCCCTGACAGCGGAGAAGCTTCGTAATCTCCCTAAAGACCAAGTTAAGAAGGCTTTCCAAGGTCTCAACCAGAACCAAGTAGAAGAACTGAGACATAGTTGGTCGTTCTGGGCTAGAGATTCACAGCTTGAGCCTGAAGGTGATTGGAACACTTGGTTTATTAATGCTGGTCGTGGTTTCGGTAAGACTAGAACTGGTGTTGAGTGGGTAAGGGAACAGGTTAAGCAGGGCAAGAAACGTATTGCTGCTGTTGCTGCTACCAACTCGGATATTGAACGGGTTATGGTAAAAGGTGAGTCAGGTTTCCTTTCGGTTTGTTGGAAGGGGGACAGAACACACAAGGGCAAGAAGATGGGTTTCCCTGAGTGGTCGCCCACCAAGAGGACACTGACGTGGGAGAATGGTGCTACTGTCCAATTCTTCTCCGCTGAGGAACCTGAACGTCTCCGTGGCCCTCAGTTCGAGATTGCTTGGTGTGATGAACTTGCAGCTTGGAACAAGGACATTGACACTTGGGACATGCTTCAGTTCTGTATGCGTCTGGGTAAACATCCTCGTATTGTCGTCACCACTACACCAAAACCTACGAAACTTGTCAGGAAGTTGATGAAAGACCCTAAGACGTATGTCACTGGGGGTTCTACTTTCGACAACGCTGCTAACCTTGCAGGCACTTACCTCGAAGCTGTTAGGGCACAGTATGAGGGAACTCGCCTCGGTAGGCAGGAACTTTACGCTGAAGTCCTCGAAGAGTCTGAGGGCGCTCTCTGGAACACAGACATGCTGGAGAGGGCTGAGATCAAACATGAGGATGTCCCCCACCTAAACCGTATTGTCGTCTCCCTCGACCCTGCCGTTACAGCCAACAAAGAAAGTGACATGACAGGTATTGTCGTTGCTGGGGTTGACGTGAATGGGATTGCTTACGTTCTGGGGGACTACACTGATAGGCTTACGCCCCAAGGATGGGCAGCGAAGGCCATCGAACTGTATCACAAATATCAAGCTGACCGTATCGTTGCCGAGGTGAACCAAGGTGGTGATATGGTTAAAACGACTCTCCACGGCGAAGATGAGACGGTCCCGGTAAAGATGGTTAGGGCCTCTCGTGGTAAGTATGCTCGTGCTGAACCTATCTCGGCCTTGTATGAACGTGGACTAGTCAAGCATGTATCTAATCCCCCTGATGGGGCCAACCTAAACGAACTTGAGACCCAGATGAGAACTTGGGAGCCACTAGGGTCAATCGGCTCTCCTGACCGTCTGGATGCTTGTGTATGGGCTTTAACCGACCTCTCACTTAACGGGTATAGTAAGCCCCAACTTACCCTTTCATATAGCAGCGCCAAGGGGCTATCTCGTTAACAATACACGGACAACAAGACAATGGCTAAGAAGCTGTCAGAAACGGAAGCCAAGGCTACTCTAGGGGTAGCTGGAGATAACACTTATAACGGCCAAATCCGCGCTGATGAGTTTCTCCCTGAACTTCGGGGTAAGAAGGCCATTCGCAAGTTCCGTGAGATGCGAGACAACGATAGCACTATCGGCGCTGTCATGTATGCGGTTGAGCAAATCCTTCGTGACGTTGACCTCCATGTTCGTCCTGCTAACGACAGTGAAGCGGCTAAGAGGGAAGCAGAGTTCGTCAAGAGCGTTCTTGATGACATGGATCACACCCTTGATGACCACATCTCTGAGGCTTTGTCGTTCCTGTCCTACGGCTTTGCGTGGTTCGAGGTTGTCTATAAACGTCGAGTAGGCCCCACTGAGCGTAGCGACAAGAAGCGCTCCAAGTATGATGATGGTCGTCTCGGTGTTCGTAAACTGGCTATCCGCGCCCCTTGGACTATTAGCAAGTTCGGTGTTGACCAAAAGACTGGTGACGTTCTCGGTATCCAACAGGACAATGGTGGTTGGAACAATAAGACCCTGATCCCCATCAACAAGAGCCTGTATTATCGGACTACCAGCATTAATGGTGATCCTTCTGGTCGTTCCATCCTCCGTAATGCTTACACGTCTTACGAGTATCTGAACAACCTACAGAGTATTGAGGCTATCGCAGTTGAGCGCGAACTGGCAGGTATTCCTGTCGCCCGCATTCCTGCTGAATACCTCGGCCCTGATGCCACCTCCGCACAAGTTGGCTTCGTGAGCAACCTCCAGCAAATCCTTCGGGATGTGAAGTTCAACGAGCAGGGTTACATTATTCTCCCGTCCGATACTTATCCGGGCAAAGAGGGAGAGCCTACCAACGTCCGTCTGGTTGACATGGAACTGATGGCGTCCAATGGTAAGCGTAACATCGACATTGACCCCATCGTCAAGCGGTATCAGCATGATATTGCACGGTCTGTCCTTTCCGAGTTCCTCCTCCTTGGCTCTGGCTCTGGTTCCTATGCACTGTCCAAGTCCAAGACTGACCTCTTCCTACGCGCTCTTGAATCTTACATTCAATCTATCGTGGATGTCCTCAACAAGCAGATGGTCGAGCGTCTCTGGGAACTGAATGGCCTTGACTACGCTCTGATGCCCAAGATCGTTGCTGGTGATGTTGCTCCGCATGATCTGCGCGAGATTGCAGCCTTCCTGCGTAACCTTAACGGTGCGAATATTGACGTTAGCAATCACCCAGAGGTTATCAGCGACCTTATGAATATCGCGGAACTTGAATACGATCCAGATGTGAACACTGGAACAACTGAAACTGAACCACAGGAAACTGAATAATGGCTACTCTTAATGATCGAGTGTTCGACAATGGTCTGACCGTTCTGGACACTGAAGCTAACGCTATCCACATCACCTCTGCTGAGGCTACCACCTACGCTGCGGCTACTTCGACCCTGACTCTGGGCAACAGCACCAGCCTGAGCATTGGTGCCCCTCAAGACCGCACTGGCGGTGGTCGTGAAGTTGTTGTTGCGGCTATTACGGATGGCTCGGTAACTGGCACTGGCACTGCTACCCACTACGCTATTGTAGACACTAGCAACAGCCGTTTGCTGGCTACTGGTTCCCTGACCTCTTCGCAAGCTGTGACCTCGGGCAACACCTTCACCCTGTCGTCGGTGAGTATTGGTATCCCTGATCCTGCATAATAGGATACTAGTTAATGGCCCTTCTAGGTGAATGGAGAGGAACTACTACCTCTATCCTGCCCGGTACGTCATGGGCAGCTCCTAATGGGCTGTTTTCTGGAACCGCCACCAGAAACGATAGTTCAGCCTACGGCTTTTCTTCCTCGACATCAACCCTCACCCTACCATCAACAGGACTTGCTGATGGTTACTTAGTTGTTGGTGCATATGAACTAGAAGACACGTCAAACGGTCGAGCCAATGTTCAGGGTCGTTTTATTCAATCTAGTGGTACTGGTAACTTTGTAAGTGCTACTAGTTCTGGGTACTGTCGAGACAGCAGTGAAGATCGGGCATACGTCAGGGCTTGGGCATTCATCGATAATCCGTCTGCTGGGGCAACAATACAGTTCCAGTGGCAACGTGACTCTGATTCTCCTTCAGGTGGGACTGTTCGTTCTCAACTTCAGGTAATCCCACTTTACTACTCAAACCACGGTATCTATTCCAGTTCCGACAGTAACTCCCCTGCTAATACCACTCCTAGTCGTGTTACTGGTTGGGGTGTTGTATCCCAGAGTGATACAGCATCGATTGAACTCTCTGCAAGTATCGTCACTGTTAAGGGTGACAATAAGAGATACTTGCTGCTGGGTGGCCAATACTGGGAGGGTCTGGCTGGCCGTACCCAGAGGTGGAGTGGTTTTCGTGTTGATGGCGCTCTTCAAAACACGATGCGGGGCTACTCGTACAGCCGAAATAGTTCAAACGATCAGGTTGGTGAGATGTTCACTGGCCTTATTGAAACAGCAACCACAGATCAGACAGTTGACCAGATTGTATTTCTTGGTGAAACAGTCGGTGCATTCCCAAACACTGGTGCTGATGATGAGGGAAATGAAACGGGTCTGAGCAATCCGTCTCATGCTTGGGTTGTTCTTGAATTAAACGATAGTGCAGAAGTATTTGTCAGCCGCTCCTCTACCCAGCAAAGCCTTTCTACGGCTGGCGCTCGGGTTGACCTGAATATTGGTGATAACCTTGAACTAAACGACAGTTCCAGCTTTACGGCAGGCTCTACCACAGGGATTAACGTTGTTTCTGCTGGTGATGTTTTGCTTGGCGCAAACGTGTCAGGTGGTTACGCTGCGAACTCCTCCCAACGTTTTACTGGCTACACTGAGTTCAGCGTTAATGGCACTGGTCAGACATATTCATTTGCTGGTGATTACGGCAGGGGTAATCAGTCTGATACTGACACATGGGGCTGGTCATCTAACCTCATGGGTTTTGTTGAGGTTTCTGCTGGCGATGATGTTGGTCTCGAATCTGGTAAGATTTCCGGGGGTGAAGGTGGTACGGTTGCTGCACTTGCAGACTGGGTTGGTTTCTGGGGTGTTAATCTAGATACTCTTGAGGGTGGTGGTTCTCACGCATTAACGGCCACCTCCTTTACGACTGGCCAACCTACAGTAGGTACTTCTTCTGTAACGCAAGACCACGGCCTAACTCTCACCGGGGTTACAACTGGTCAACCTACTGTTGGTAGTTCCTCTGTAAGCCAAGAACATGACCTCAGTCTTGTCGCTGTTACTACAAATAACCCCACGGTTGGTAGCAGCACCCTAGGCCAAGCCGTCACTTTTGATGGTAATGACATCACTGCTGGTCAGCCTACCGTAGGCTCTAGCACTGTTGCACAAGACCACGACTTCAATCTTGTAGCTATCACAACGGGTAACCCCACTCTGGGTAACTCTGCAATAGCTCAGGAACACGGTCTTACCCTTAACGGTATTACCACTGGTCAACCCACTGTTGGTCAATCTACTGTAGGCCAGACCTTCGCCCTTACTGGTAACGGTATTACCTCCGGTCAACCTGTTGTGGGTGATACAGCCCTAGGCCAAGGCTTTACCTTAAGCGGTAATAACGTCCTAACAGGGCAACCCACTCTAGGAAGCCCAGAGATCGCTCAGGAGCAGGCATTAAGCCTCACGGGTATCTCCACAGCCCAGCCTACCGTAGGGGCCTCTGAGGTCGCTCAGGATCACTCTCTGAGCATATTGGGTATTACTGCTGGTCAACCTACCATCGTTGACAGTGTATTTGGTCAGACACATGACCTGACGCTGGCTGGGATTACTACTGGTTCTCCGACCATACCTGCAATCACTCTGGCCGAAGAGGGTCAGTTTAACCTGCAGCCTCTTGTCACTGGCATTCCTGTTGTTGGTGCTTCTGCTCTAACCCAAGAGCATGACTTAGCCCTCGCTGGAATTACCACTGGGCAACCTACTGTTGCTGATACTACAGTCAGTATTCAGTATGCTCTAAGTGCAGAAGGTATCACCACTGGTCAGCCCACTGTAGGCTCTACTACTGCTGAGATTACCTCTAACCTTAGCTTGGTTGCTATTCTCACTGACGCCCCCGCAGTGGATACCAGTGAGATTACTCAAGAGCATAACCTCAACGGTGTAGCTCTACTGACGGGCCAACCCACTGTTGATCAGACTGATCTGGGTTCTGGTTATGTCTTCTCCACAGAGGCCATTACTGCTGGTCAACCTACTGTTGATAGCACAAGCTTCGGCCAAGGCCACGCCTTTACCCTAACAGGTATCACCGCTGGTCAACCTGCTGTTGAAGACATCGCACTTCTTTCTGGCAGTGTCTTCTTCCCTGTCGATATTGTCACTGGGGCACCTGTTGTTTCGCCCATCAATATGACAGAGGAAAAGACCTTTGTCGGGGACAATATTGTCGCGGGTATCCCCGATGTGGGAACCTCTGGTATTACTCAGGAACACGACCTGCAAGGTCAGAGTATTACTTCAGACCAGCCAGTGGCAGGCTCTATTCAGGCCACTCAAGTCCACGTCTTTGTAGCTGACAACATTGACAGTGAGCCTCCTGTAGTTGGTGATAGCTCAGCGACGATAACCTCTGTTCTTAGCCCGGAAGTTATTGTCACTGGTCAGCCCACTGTCGGTGATATCCAACTACAACAAACCTCTATCCTGTCCGGGCAGGGTATAACCACTGGTCAACCGACTGTGGGGATTATCCTAGCAGAAGTTGTATATGGCTTCTCTGGAGTCTCCATCCTAACTGGTAGCCCAGTGGTCACCTCGACCGTTATAGATGGTTCCACAAGACGGGTTGTTCTGGTCACAGGTGACACCACTAACAGTGCGACCCTTTCTGAGGTCTATAACCAAGCGGCTCTTATTAACGACAATAACTACGCAACTGTCACAGAAGACAATAACCAAGCCAATTTCTCTGGTGACCGTAATTACGCCTCCTTCCAACAAGATTTCAATAGGGTTGCATAATGGCTTTCAGCATTCGACAAAATGACACCTCTCCCTCTTTGCAGGCTCTTTTGAAAGATGCTGATAGCAATCCTATTGATTTAACTGGAGCAAATGTGCGCTTCCACATGAAAGCTATAGGTGGTGCAATTAAAGTAGACGCTGCAATGACCATTGTAGACCAAAATAATGGCACTGTTCGATACGATTGGAATACTGGGGATACAGATACTGTGGGAACTTATGAGGTAGAGTTCGAGGTTACCTACTCGGATGGAGCCATTGAGACGTTTCCCAACAAAGGCAGTTTGGCCCTTAATGTGACCAAGGAGTTAAACTAGTGTCTTGGGAAAAACAACTCTTTAAGGACAGCCCACTTTCTATCGCGCAAGGGGAAGTATCAGGCCACAGCTTCAACCATAAGTTTGGGGCTGTCCCTGCAATGTCTCAAAACCAGACGGGCACTGTTTGGGACGTAAATGATACTAATTACCCTTGGGCTTCTTGGGGAACTGCTGGCACTGTTACTATTCCTGCCACAGCCACAGATAATGGTCTGGCTGTAGTTATCGAAGGGTTGGACGCGAACTACCTCCCTCAGTCTGAAACTGTTACTGTTTCTTCCAGCGTTGCTGTGACCACCACAAGCACTTGGTCTCGTGTGTTCCGGGCATATTCCACTAGTGGCACTAATGTTGGGAACATCAACATCCAGAAGGGTGGCGTTACTGTAGCCCGTATTACTGCTGGTAAGGGCCAAACCTTAATGGCTGTATATACAATTCCCTCTGGATACACTGGCTATTTGACGAAAGGTGCTTGCACATGCCAAGCTGGCGCTGATGCTACCGGCGACATGTATGTCCGTTACTTTGGGCAACAGAGTTTCCGTATTGGACATAGTTTTGAAGTATCGGGAACTGGTGGTCAATACGAATATGTGTTTTCTGTCCCGCTCCGTCTTCCTGAAAAGACCGACATTGATGTGAGAGCTAGTGTCCGTTCCAATAATGCTCGTATCACTGCGGCCTTCGATATTATCCTAGTGGAGGACGGTTATGAGCACATTTGACCCAGATAATCTACCAACAGAAGAAGAAATCAACAAAGCGGATAAGCCTCTTAATAAGCCATTCCGTCTCCCTGCGGGTTCTTCAAAGAAGTTTGGTGTTTATGTGAAAGACGGGGACAAAACCAAGAAGGTAACTTTTGGTGACCCCAAAATGGAAATTCGGAGAGATGATCCCAAAGCTCGTGCAGCTTTTCGTAGTCGTCACTCCTGCGATACCGCTACAGATAAGACCTCTGCTCGTTACTGGTCCTGTCGTATGTGGGAGAAAGGAACCTCGGTAAGTGAGATGACTAAAGCCAACATTGAAGGTCAAATCCTCAAAGCCGATGACGAACAGCGTATGGTCTACGGTTGGGCCTCGGTAGTTACCGAAAAGGGCGAACCTGTAATTGACCGTCAGGGTGATGTTATCGAACCTGAGACGCTTGTCAAAGCTGTTAACAGCTTCATGGAACATGTGCGTGTCGGTAAGACTATGCACGTTGGAGAGCAAACTGGTGTGATTGTTCACTCCATGCCCGTCACGAAAGAGATTGGCGAAGCTCTTGGTATTCACTCAGACCGTGAAGGTTGGGTTGTCGCCTACAAGGTATACGACGATGCAGTCTGGGACATGGTGAAGAGTGGTGAACTTGCGGCCTTTAGTATTGGCGGTCGCGCAGTAAAGGAAGATTGGAATGCCTAATCTTTTGAAAAATCTTGAACTGGAGGAACTGTCTCTAGTGGATCGGCCTGCCAATGCACAAGCTATGGTCTCTCTGTTCAAGCGTGATACTTCGGGAGAAGAAATGACTGAAGAAGTTGAAAAGATGTCGGATGACATGAAGGCAAAACTGAAGCCTTACATGGATAAAGGTATGTCGGAAGAAGAAGCCATGAAGGCTTGTCAAGAAGATATGACCGAGAAATCCGATAGTGAGCCTGAGGCTGAAATGACGGAAGTTGACACCCTCAAGGCTGAGAACGAGCGTCTCCGCAAATCGCTTATCGAAAATGGCTACGTTATCAAAGCTGACGTGATCGAAAAGAAAGCGGAAGTCGAGATGATCGAAGTCGAAGGTGAGATGGTCGCTAAGTCGGACATTCCCGCCCCGGTTCTGAAGGCCCTCGAAGTTGCTAAGGCTGAAGCCGAAGCCGCTGCTATTGAAAAGGCCGACATCGAACTGACCAAGCGCGCTGAAGAGGCCCTGCCCCACTTTGACGTGGCTGTCGCTAAGTCGCTGGTCAAGGCTTTCTCGGAAGAGGAGGCAATCATGGAAGCACTCAAGGCTGCTGATAAGGCTTTCGAGGCTGCTATGGCTGAATTTGGCAAGTCGGATGTTGACGGTGAATTTGATAGCGCCTCCGACAAGCTGGATGCTCTTGTTAAGTCCTACATGGACCAAAACGAAATGAAGAAGAGCGAGTATGCTAAGGCTTACGCTATGGTGGCTAAGACCGACGAAGGCAAGGCTCTTATCGCAAAATCCTATAAAGGGGAATAATTAAAATGGCTGTTATTCAAACGCGGGACACCCGCACTTTTGAAGCTGGCGAAGACCTTTCGGCAGCACAATTCCACTTCGTCACCCTTGAAGCTGACGGTCAGGTCGATCTGGCTGACGCTGCGGGTGAAAACTGCATTGGTATTCTGCTGAATGCCCCGGCTGCTGCTGGTCGTGCCGCTACTGTTGCTATCTCCGGTAAGGTGATGGTTGAAGCTGGTGCCTCCGTGACTGCTGGCGATGCACTTCAAACCAACGCTGCTGGTGAGGCTATTACCGCCGCAGCGGGTGACTACGTTATGGGTTACGCTCTGGAAGCTGGCGTTGATGGTCAAATCATCGCCATGGAGTTGATCCAAGGTGGCAACATCGTCGCCTAATCTAGAGCATAGAAAGGAATAAAAATATGCCTCTCCTGACTCCCTCGTCGGTGCATATCGACCAGCCGCTTACCAACCTGACGCTGGCGTATGTGCAAGAACAAACGAACTTTATCGCTGATAAGGTTTTCCCTGTCGTCGGTGTTGACCGCCAGTCGGATAAGTATTACATCTACGACCGCGACAACATGAACCGCTCGGGTGACGTGAAGAAACTCGCGCCCCGCACCGAAGTCAACCGCATCGGTATGTCGATCTCCAACAACAGCTACTACGCTGATGTGTATGGCCTCGGCATGGACTTCGATGAGCAGACCCTCGCAAACGAAGATGCCGCTCTGGACATTCGTTCTGCTGGCGCTCAGACCCTGATGACCCGCCTGATGATCCATCGTGAGGAGCAGTTCGCTTCGACCTTTATGACCACTGGCGTTTGGGGCACTGACGCAACTGGTGCTGCTTCTGGTGTTGGCACCCCGGTCTACTGGGACGATTACACCAACTCCACCCCGATCCTCGACGTTACGAATGCTCGTCGCACCGTGCAACTGGCCTCGGGCGGCTTCAAGCCTAACACGATGGTTGTGGGCAAAGAAGTTCGTGATGACCTCATCAACCACCCGGATATTCTGTCCCGCCTGAATGGTGGTGCTACCGTGACCAACACCGCTCTCGTGACCAACGCCAAGCTGGCCGAGATTTTTGAAGTTGAAAACTTCTACGTCATGGAAGCTGTGAAGAACTCCTCGGTTGAAGGTGTCGCAGAATCGAACGCCTTCATCGGTGGTAAGGACGCCCTGCTGGTTCACACCCCCTCCTCGGCTGGTCTGATGACCCCGGCGGCTGGTATGACCTTCGCTTGGAACAACATTCCGGGCGTGTCGAACCTCGGTGTGACCGTGGAATCGTTCTCGGATGACGCTCTGCGCCGCCAGCAGGTTGCAGAACACATTCAGGTCAAGATGGCTTACGACATGAAAGTTGTCGGTGCTGATCTCGGCTACTTCTTCTCGGGCATCGTCCAGTAAGAATTATTATCTAGGGAGGGGGCTTCAGTGTCCCCTCTCTTTCCCTCCTAACCCGACAAGGAGAACTTAAATGGCTCATCCTCCGTATCTTGGCTGGCAGATTGACTGGCCGCTGTTTGTAAAAGTCCCGTTCCATTCTGAAGGACATGAGTGGAAGAAGGGCGATCACTATCCTTGGCGGACCATTGGTTTCAGTGGTGTTAAGGAAGAGAGTGTTGCCCGCTTGTATAACTCTGGTTACCTTTACCACAACCCTGAACTTGAGAAGGAAACCAAGGTTGGCGACCGTCTCAACGAGATGAACAAAGCACAGATTGAAACTCTGGTCGGCTTGCTTAACGCTGAAGTGAAGAGCAACACCAACTCCACGGCAGAGTATAACGCCAAGAAGTGCAAAATCTCTAAGATTGAAGAGAAGCAACGTGGGCTTGTTCGTAGTTTCCTCCGCAACAACTCTTGGGTTCAGGACAGGTTCTACGAAATCCGTGATCAGATATTAGACGCTAACCATGCGGCATTCGACAAGGAATAATTAAATGGCTTGGAGTTACGATTCATCTAATCTGGACACTGACACGTCTTCTGGTCGGATTAATGTCGTCCGCCTCTTGGTGGGAGATACCGAAACGACTGATCAGCAAGTCCAGAATGAAGAGATTACGTTTGCGCTCTCTGAGAACGGGAACAATGTCTACTTCGCTGCTGGATGGGTCGCACGAGCCATTTCCTCTAAGTATTCCCGCAAGGTTAACACGCAGCTTGATGGGGCCTTGAGTGCTGATTACTCTGACCTCGCCAAGCAATACAGTTCTCTGGCAGATCGTCTTGAGTATCAAGGTAAGAAGTCTTCTGCTGGTCTGAGCGTTAAAGCTGGTGGCATTACGATCTCTGGTGTTGAGGCTGTTCGAGAGAACACCAATCGCATTGAAGGTTCTTTCCGCAGAGATAGGTTTCACAATCCTCCCGGCTACGACACCCCTGAGTATGAATAATAAGGAGGGGATTTATGTCCTTTCGTTCTTACGATCTTCTCAGGATGCTGGAAGATTTTGGCAGGAATCTCACTCTGATTTATGTCTCGGAGGGGTCGTATGATCCTGCTACCGGGAGTTTGTCTGGGGGTTCCACCTCGAACTCGACCGTAAAAGGTTATTTCTATAACTACCGTCTGGATGAAGTAGATGGGTCTAATGTTGTTCTCGGGGATCGTCGTCTTCTTCTGCCTACTGTTGATACCTCTGGCAACACTATTACTGAGCCTGAGATTGGTGATCAGATTACGGGATCAGGAGATAAAGTCTCCATCATCTCTGTCGTCAAGATATTCAGCGACACAAGAGTAATGTGCTATCTCTGCCAAGTTAGGGAGTAATCCATGTCTAACTTCAGAGTTACAGTTAGCAGGGGTGTTGATGGTAAGTTCCGTAAGTTGGAAGACCTGCTGAAAGACTTTCAGGAAGAATATCTCAGAGGCTTCGCAGATTCTATCGTGATGGACTCTCCTGTCGATACTGGCACCTACATGGAATCTCACGTTATTTCCACTTCCCCCCAGTCTGGCAATGCTAGTTCTCATGGGAAACCGAAAAATCAGCCGTGGGGTCCAATCGCGCAATCTACTCTGAACCGTCTGTATAGTGAGATTGCTACTATCCCAGATGGAACCAATAACGTCTACATCAGCAATATCTCTGAACATGCAGATGACGTTGAATACAGACACGGCTATGAAGTATTCTCGCGGGCTAGGGCTAAATCTGGTGCAATCGCTGCGGAAGCTGAAGCAAGAGCAAGGGCTAGGAATAGATGAGTTCAGTATATGATGATATTCGGCAAGCCCTAGAGGTTAAACTCAACAGCACTTCTGGCCTGCCATCCCAAATCGCTTGGGAAAACGTAATATTCTCGCCTACCACTGGGACTGCTTACATGGAAGTTCGTCTTGTTCCAGTCACTCGTAGGCCAGCAACTAGGGGTTCTAACCCGCAACAGAGATACGATGGCTTCTTCCGTATCTTGGTATATGTGCCTGAGAATGAAGGCCCCTCCGCTGCTGACGACTATGTGAACACTCTGATTGAGGCTTTTGATGCCACGACAGACCTGAGTGCAAATGGCATTAACGTCTCCATTGACTATGCTGAACGCGCTCAAGGCATCCCCCAAAGCCCTTGGTATTATGTTCCAGTCCAGATCGGCTGGTATACCTATTCTACATAAGGAACCTAACTCATGGCATTTGCTCAAGGGTCTCGCACCCGCCTTTCCTACATCACCGAAAGCACCTTCGGGACTACGCCTGCTGGCAACTTTACCGAACTCCCTTTCACCACGCACTCCCTGAACCTCGCTAAGGAACGTGTGCAGGGCAACGACATCCAAGCCGACCGTATGCCCCGTGTGGATCGTCATGGCAACCGCACCGCCGCTGGTGACATTGTTGCTGACCTGCGCGATGGTAACTATGACGCCTTCCTCGAAAGCCTCATGTTTGGCACTTGGGACACCTCTCCTACGACTGCCCCTGACGAACTGAAGGTTGGCACCACCCTGAAGTCCTTCTCCATCGAAGACTATCTGGAAGATATCGATCAAGCCCGTCTCTTCACTGGTATGGCTGTCTCCAGCGCCTCTTTCTCCATTGCTCCTAACCAGATGGTGACGACCACCTTCTCGTTTGTCGGTAAGGATATGGCGATCTCTGCTACCGAGAAGACCACGGATGCTGCAACTATCGCACAGCCCTTCGACTCTTACTCTGGTGCAATCACTATCGGTGACAACGGTGGCGCTCTGTCCTCGCTGGCTTCGGTTACTTCGGTCGAGTTCTCTGTGGATAACGCTCTGTCCCCGACCTTCGTGGTTGGCTCTGACAGCACCCCGCAACTTGAATTTGGTCGTGCTACTATCGAAGGCACCCTGACTGCTTACTTTGAAGATGCAAGCCTCATCAACCGCTTCCTGAACGAGACGGAGAGTGCCTTCAAAGTGACTGTAAATGATCCGACTGCTGGCAATGAATATGGCTTCTTCTTCCCGAAGGTCAAGTTCAATGGCGCAGACGCACCTCTCCAGAACCCGCAGAGCCGACTGATCACTCTGCCGTTTGTTGCTCTCTACGATGCGACCGAAGGTTCCAACCTTACGATCACTCGCCCTGAGACTGCGTAATCCTCCATTGTGAGGTAGGGGGCTGGCGATATGTCGGGTGTTGCTGGCCCCCACTTAATAAAGCACCCGACACTGTTCCATACCTATAAGGAATCCCGACTATGGACCTCAAGAAACTTATTCCTGAAAACGACACCGTTACTATTACCCTGAAGCATCCCGGCACTGGTGCTGTTCTCCAGAATGAAGATGGCTCTGACATGACTATCTCGTTCTACCTGCCTCACGCTAAAGAAGCCAAGAAGGCACAACATGAGATCACCAATCGCCGCCTTAAGAAGATGTCCTCGGGTAAGAAGTTTGAACTGACCGCTGAAGAACTCGAAGACCTTTCCGTTGAGTCGCTTGCTAAGACGACTGTGGATTGGAACCTTACCTATGATGGCGACAAGCCCAAGTATACGGTAGCTAAGGCTAAAGAGATTTACTCTGAAATCTTCTGGATTCGCGGTCAGGTCGAGGAGGCTATCGCTGAATCTATGGATTTTACCAAACTCTGATCTCGGAACTATATGAATACGCGGAGCATACGTTTGCTCTCAGTGTTCCTGATCAGAATGGTATTACGCAAAGAGAACATTTGGAACAAGTAGAAAGGCAGATTGGACACACACCAGAGGAACTCATTGGACCCGCATTTCCATTGCCTCTGACTGATGTCTGGTCTGCCTTTATTGATTTGTCGTCCTGTCGTGGACAAGGTTTCTCTGGCCCTCTCCCTTTAAGTTTTACAGAAATAAAAGCGTATTCGGAATTGACTGGAACTGTGTTTGAACCTTGGGAAGTAGAAACCATAAAGGGTTTGGACCGAGTATATCTAAGGGTAGCAAATGGCTGATATTACCATCACCACAGACCTACGACAGCTTCAGGCGCTGGACCAACAGGTCACCAGAAGCCGAACAAATGTCCAGAACTTAGGTCAGGCAGGCCAAGCTGCCAGCCGTGGTATGAACCGCTTTGGTGTTGGTATGCAGCAAGCGGGCTATCAGGTAGGTGACTTTATCGTTCAGGTGCAATCTGGCACAAACTGGATGGTCGCCTTTGGTCAACAGGCTACTCAGCTTGTCGGCATTCTCCCTATGTTCAATTCTGTCATGGGAATTAGTGGAACCGCGCTTGTTGGACTCTCGGCAGGTCTCGGTATCGCTATCCCTCTCGTAACTGCCATTGGTGCTGCCTTCATGCGGACTTCTGGTGCGGGCCGAGAAATGGAAGACGTTCTGGGAGATTTGGAGGATCGGGTTAGTTCCGTCTCTGATCTGCTGGATCGCTTGGAAGCAAGTTACGATGACTCCGCTGATGCAGCCAGCAGATTTACGGCGGAGATTCGAGAAAATATTCAAGCCCTAATTGAGGCAGACATACGACAGGCCCAAAGAGAAATTGCAGCTTTGGGTGAAGAACTTAATGAGATGTTCTCCGTCTCTGAGGGTATTCAGACTGGTCGTATTGCTAACTTCTTTGACGTGAATATTGGTCTTGCTTTCACCGAAGCGGGTCGCGCTCAAAGGGAGCAAGCACGTCTCTTAACAAGTTCCTTTATCCACCTCCAAGGTGTCATCGCTGAAGGGAACTTGCCCCTAGAGGAGCAGGCGGAAACTCTCCAAAGAATGCGCCGACTTGCCGAACAACTGGCAGACATGAATGGGGAGAGAAGCGAACAAGAAGATGCCCTAATTCGCCAACTGGCAGAGGCTGCTAATGAAGCGTTTAGGCTAGCAGATGAGACGGAGAGGGCAACGAGAAGCGAGAGCGAACTTATCGCGCTGGCTAGAGAAGAGAACCATACCGCAGAACTTCGTGCCCAGTTGGAAGAGCGTAGGGCAAACCTCATGGAGGAATACCTTCAGAGGCGTCGAGAGGCAATAAGAGAAGAACTCCAAAGTTCTGAAGGTATGTCGGAGACTGAGCGTCTTAGGCTGGAACTCGAAGACCGTAGGGCACGTCTTATGGAGGAATACCTTCAGAGGCGCAGAGCAGCCCTACAAGAGGAACTCCAAAACGCTGGTCAACTGACAGAAACCGAACGTCTGAGAGCAGAACTGGAAGAACGCAGAGCGCGGCTGATGCAGGAATTTCTGCAACGTAGGCGTGAGGAGCGGCAGGCAGCAGAAGCAATTGCAGATAAACAATTGGAAGCTGCGTCTGCGGCGGAAAGATTGGCAGATGAGATTGGGCAAGGCGCGGTCAAGGCTCTAGAGCTTGCTGGTGTAGACATAGAGTCTGGAGTTTCTGCGGCTGCACAGGCGGCAGCACAACTAGCTGCAAACTTGGGCATTTCTTTGAACGCAGCCATTAGCATGGTAAACCTCCAGAGAAGTCTGCAACAAGGGGGAGGCCGTGGGCAAGACCCAAGACGGTTTATGCCCGGTGGAAGTGAGGCAGGGTATCAAAGCGAACTCGGCTATCAAACTATTGACGAACTTATTGAACAATTCTCTGGCCGTGGAAGAGGTGGTGGAGGCGGAGGTGGTCGCTCCTATA